TCATTGTAGGTATAACCACGCCAGTTGCTTCGTGTACCATAACGATCAGCAAGTTTTAGGAACATGCGTCCTAAATCTTCGGTCATTCTACCATGACTCACAGAAAAATGGCCGTTATGTACTCCGCCTTGCCAGTGACTTTTGCCAACACAAATTAGGTTGTCATTTTCATCATACTTCCAATGTTGAAATGGTGGAAAGTTGCATTTTGCATGTTTATCTGCTACCGTCTTTGTTTTGCGTTTGCGACCAGGCTCTTCTGGAACATGATCAAATGTCATAATCCTAAAAACCAAGTCTGTTTTTTCAATTTTTTTCCAATCAGGTGTAACTTCTGCTAGTTTTACCTTTTGTTTGTTTTCTTTTGCTTCTGCATAGGCTTCTTTACCAATGCGTTCTGCTTGATTACGTTTAGCCTGTGCTATTGAAAGTCTATTAACTTTTTCTAAACTTGCAAGAATAATGTCGTATTGTGCATACTTTTCATCCTGAAACGAAGAAAACGTATTCTTGCTTTTCCAAATCTCGTGTAATAGGTCTTTGTTTGTTAAGTATTTCTGTCTAATCATTATATTTTTCTCCGGATATAAGTACTATTATAAACTACGCAGTTAATAAATGCAATAAATAATTGTAAGAAAAGGAACCAAAACGACATGGCTGGATTTTTAGAAAGTATATCATCATTTGGAACTAGTTCTATCAATAAGGGTAGAGAACTAGGAGCAGGGTTTGCACAAGACGCCGGGGCCGCCGGAACTAGGTTTTTATCAAACATCGGTGAAGCAACAGGTATAACACAAAATGCCGGAGCCATGGAGGGTCTTTCTAAACTAGGTGAAATTACCGGGTTAAGTGGTGTACTAGATAGATTGGGGTTTGACATTAAAGCAGGTGGCTTGCCATACTTACAAGAAAGCCAACTTCCAACATTAGCAAAAATAGATAAAAGAATCAAGATCAAAATCTCCGAAGATTATCTAGCGGGGGACGTTCTTAAACCCCTTCGAAAGTCAAATGCCAATTGTATTGTATTTCCATACACACCACAAATAGTTTTACAATCAAGAGCGAATTATAATGCAGTCCAACCAACACATAGTAATTATGCATTTCAGTCATACCAGAACTCCAATTTGGATGCTATATCAATTGTGGGAACTTTTACAGCACAGAATAGAGGTGAAGCGGAATTCGTTTTAGCAACGGTACACGCACTTAGAACAATAACTAAAATGCACTTCGGAAGTGGAGCACACTTAGGCGCTCCTCCTCCGGTAGTATTATTAGATGGATATGGTGATTATATGTTTAATAATATGCCAGTGGTAATATCAAGTTTCTTTTTTACAATGAATGATGATGTTGACTATATTGATTTACCATCCTCGGGAGGTTCTAAAACATCGATTCCTACAAGAACAGATATTACGGTTGAATGTTTACCAGCATTTGCAAGAACAGATCAAGCGTCATTTAATTTAGAGAAATTTGCAACAGGCGAAATGACAAAACAAAAAGGAATGTTATAAAATGTATAGTAAATCTAGTTTGTATGGAAATACATTTATTGATCAAAACGGTTTGGGCATACTAAACTATAGATCAATTCCACCTGTTAGATCCGACGTGCTGTATGTAATTAAACCTCAATACAATTATAGACCCGATTTATTCGCCAGCGATTTATATCAAGATCCTAATCTATGGTGGGTATTCAAAAGCAGAAACCCCGAAGTGCTGGAAGATCCTATTTTTGATTTTGTAGCAGGAGTCGAAATAAAGGTACCAACGATAGATATCATTAAACGTGTTGTAGGAGTATAGCATGGATAGCGTTGAGGCTAAAAGGGTTACACGAACTGCATTCGGAAGCAACCAAGTACCTGATGGATTCAAAGGGGATGTTAAGGCAGATATAGAAATTCCAATTCCTAATCCAGAAGACATATCGCAGGACTTTCCAATAACTTCAAATGTTGATACGGAAAATGTACCCAGCCATCTTGTTTCATCACTACGACCACAAACCAAGAGAGGATATAATAGATTACATGATTATAATTCCTACAATTATCTTTTCACACTGGCCAGCATAACTCCAGAGCAAATTAAGGATGATGAATTACCCAGTAAGTTTGATAGTTTGTTTAAAACTGGTGTAGAAGGAGCAGAAACATCTGAGTTTTACATTGTGTTAAGAAGTGGGGGGTACAAAAGATCACAAGGCAATAGTAATGCATTTAACTCTGCGATAAAAGAAGCCCAAGAACAAGGAGCAGATACCGAAGAAATAGAGGCCATTACACAAGAACAACTTAATAAAGGTGGATCAGGCGCCTTTAAAATCGGTGGATCGGCAAAATCAAGAGACTTGTTTATCGATGATGTTAGTTTTAAGGGTGCTGTAGGTCTTTCAAGTGTTGGCGGTGGTAATATAACAACAGGAACATTTAAGGTAACAGAACCTTACAGCGTGGGAGGCTTTTATGAAGAATTATACAATGCCTCAAGATTTGCTGGATATCAAGATTATCTAGGAGCACCTTTTCTTTTAGCATTAGATTTTGTTGGACATAGATTTATGCCTAACGAAAAAACCCCAACACTACAAACAGAATCGATTCCTGGAACAAGAAGATACTTTCCAATAATAATCAATTCAAGTTCTATGAAGGTCACAGAAGCGGGTGCTGTGTATGATGTGAAATTTACCAGTTTAAATTCAGCCGCCCAGACTTCGGTTGTATCCACATTATCGTCTAATGTAGATTCTCCAAAACAAAACAATCCAACCGTTGGAAGTGTTGTTTATCACTTATTTGAAAGATTCAATAAGATTGAAGAACAACAAATGGCAGAGAAAAAATCAAAAGCAGGATCTGAAAAGCAAGTTAATGAAATTGTTGCTAAAAACAAAAGTTCAAAAAGATTTAAATCAATAAGCAAAGCATCAGAATTAAAAGTTGCTCCGTTTTTACCTCACAAATATGCTGTATGGTTTCCTGCCAATTACAGCAAACCCGGCGGAGCAACTACAGAATTTGCTCCTGTTGATACAGGAAGTGTTGAAACAGCAGGTGCGGCTTTAAACTTTAAAAATTTCAATGCAGATGTATGGAAAAACAATGCCGCGGTAGCACTATCAGATGGAGAGCAAAAGGACTTTGAACAAGTGTTCTCCCCGGGAGGTCCAGTTGCAATTACAAACAAGTTTGCTTCATCACCCATGCAGAAAAAAGAAAAAACATTTTCAGGATTTTATGCAGTAAAACGTTTAGATGAAGAAGTTAAGCAATCAAATACACAAATAGATCAAAAAGTAAAAGAAATAAGCGACAAAGCCGCAGATATGAGAACTGCTATTAGTGAAGCAGAATCCCTAAGAAAAGATTTAATTTTTGAAATTCAAACATATTATAAACCATCCGATGCACAACTAAAACAATTTTTTGACGATACGGATAAGGGTAATGAAGGACTTGTGTTTGAAAAAACAGAAGGACAAGCAAAATCTACATTTGATTTTGATAACTGGAATAGGGTTGAAATTGATGATGCGGATCCTGAAGGTGATATTGCTACCGATGAAGTTGAACTAGATGGAGGAGCACAAAAAGTTGGAGAAACACTTAATGAATTAAGAGCAAAATATTATAAGCAATTAAAAATTATTGAAAATCTAAAACGTGAATTAAAAAATTTAAATGATCAAGGTAAAACATTAGACGACAATAAAGAAGGTATTTTTGAAAAAACTTTTAAAGCATACGGTGAAGATAGAGAAAATTGGCAGTTTAAAAAAGGAACAACACTAGAACAAAATATTCATACTTTAATAACTGATAGCAGTTATGCGAAAGTGTTAGACGAGGAAACAGACGTCTTTGTAAAAACAGGTTTTATTAAGTGGTACAAAATTGAAAAGTATGCTATTCCTTATGGGTATGACACATATTACAATAGAGAAGTGTATGAAATTCATTATTGTATTCAACCATATTATGTTCATTATAGTCAAATACCAGGACCAACTGAAGGAATGAACTATGAACAAGCAAAAGAATTCGCTGTAAGAGAATACAATTATATCTTTACAGGAAAAAACATTGATGTAATGGAATTTAATTTAGATTTTAATAATCTGTTTTTTGCCGCTGGACAATATAGACCTAAAAATGACCCAGAAGCATCAACATCTGAAGTTACAGAGAAAAAGATATATAAATCACCTAGCGAAATCATTACGGAAGCATTTAATAACAGGGTAGGAAATAAAAAAACACAACCGGTACAAGAAAAAGACACAACAACAGCAAACACATCAACACCTAATAATGCTAATCAAACAGCAAGATTGTTAAACGAAGTGTTGTTTAATAATCCAGGAGAGAAAGCATTATTAAAAGCAGATATTGGAATAGTAGGAGATCCTGTTTTTCTTGTCGGTAGTGGAATAGGTAACAGACCGATCATACGTGCTGATGAACTAGAAACTAACAATGGTGAAATGAATAGTTTTAGTCGCGAAGTTGATATTATTTTTAATTTCTCATCAGCATACGATTATCCATCAGCCGACGAACTTAGAACTGGTGAGCGGTTCCCATCCACAATGAAATTAAATCAAAGTGTTTACAGCGGATTATATAAGTTACTAACAATCGAAAGTAATTTTTCTCAGGGTGTTTTTTCTCAAACACTGACAGCGGCTAGAAGACCAAATCAAACAGAAGATTACACCGTCCCAAGACCAATTGTTGTTTCTAAAACTGAAGATCTTGAAGATAAAAAACAAGGACCAGCACCGGAAGATCAAACAGCCAAGTTAGATAAAGCACCTCAAGTTAAAATTAATTCAAAAGAAGAATTAGAAGCGTTTCTAAAATTTAATCCTAACGGAGTCGACGGGTTAAGTGAAGTTTCCGCAGTAGAAATTGCTCCTTCCGCAATAGGGTTTAGTCCTAATGCATTTGGTGGAGCATTAATGACATCTTTTGCAGAAGCAAAAGATATTGCTGGAGCAGTTGCTTCAGGAAACAGCAATGCTTTAAACAATTTTGTTCCTTCTGCTGTACAATCAGCAATAGAATCGGGTCCAGGTGGAATACAAACTCCAGTACAAACGCTGACAGGTAGTGATATAGGTGTTAACCTTAGTTCGAGAGTATCAGTCGGAAGCGGAGGGTTCCAAAACCCAGCATTAACAGGCGACCGACTAGGGGTTGACCTAGGACAAGGTTTACCGACAGGTAGTGACATAGGTGTTAACTTCCCAGGCGTACCAGACATACCAGATGTATCTGCTCCACCTTTCCTTAAAAGAAATGCGGACGGTCTTTTTGAAGACGAAGATGGCAACGTTGTAATTCTTGACGAATCCGGAAACATTGTTGATGATGATTAATTTAGGAGTGTATAATGCCAATATATGATAAAAGACAAAAAACAAGTGCTCCGTTAAATCCAGAAAGAGCGGAAAAGTTATCACAAGAAATTGGATTAGGACCATACATAGCGGTTGTAGAAAGTAATGCTGATTATACAAAGCATGGAAGTTTGCAGGTTACATTACAAGGTAATGAGGATGATACTAGAGAATTAGTTGAAAACAGAATATCTGTAAGAATGTTGTATCCTTATTATAGTGTTAAAGACTTTATTAATGCTGGACAGGATCCACAAAAATTTCAAGACTCTCAACAAGCACATGGAATGATTTTTCCTGCTCCTCAAATAGGAACAAAAGGTTTAGTAATGTTTCTAAACAAAAGTATTAAACAGGGAATCTGGCTAGGAGCATTTCAAGAACAAACACTAAATCATAGTATTCCTGAACCTGCGGCATCAACTAAAGTTGCGATGGATAATGATACAGCAAAATATTTTGCAAACGGCGAAGATGGATTGCCTGTTGAAAATGTTGTTAAGTCTGCAAACATCGGACAAACAACACCAGATAAAGTAAGACATCCTGTTCATCCTATGGCTTTTACTTTAAGAAGACAAGGACTTTTAGTTGATAATGTTAGAGGACTAACATCCAGTTCACAAAGACGTGATGCAGTAAATCAAATTTTTGGTGTTAAAACTCCTGGAAGATTTACCGGCGATGAAAAGTTAGTTGGACCTATTGCTAATTCAGTTAAAATGAAAGTAACACAACCGGGTGGACATTCATTTACAATGGATGACGGAGCAATTGACGGAACTAATAATTTAGTTAGATTAAGAACACAAGCCGGACATCAAATTTTATTACATGATAGTAATGATTTAATTTACATTGGAAATTCAAAAGGTACCGCTTGGATAGAGTTAACCAGTGACGGTAAGATGGATGTTTTCTGCGAAGATAGTATCAGTATGCGTACTAGGGGTGATTTTAATTTTTACGCTGATAGAGATTTTAATCTGGAAGCAAAACGTAACATTAATATAAGATCAAAAAATATTATAAAAACAGAGTCTAATCATTTAAGACAATTAGTCAATGGATCTCATAGACTTGAAGTAAAAGGTAATAGTGATATTAAAACATTAAATCAAAGAATAGACACAAATGATTTAAATGTTAATACCAATAACATCAGTATTGCTAATAGAATTGATACAACAATTACAAGTGGTAATTTTGATTTGCACACACAATTAGGTATTAGACAAACAGCAGGAACAAGCATAAACATAAAAGCAAACTCTGCTCCTACAATTACAGAAACATTTGATCCGAATGAAATATACTCAAAAGATTATACCGTAACTTATCTAAATGAAAATAATGAATTGAAATTTTATCAAGCACTTAAAAGAACACAAGTTCCGGATACGCTTGAAGTTACCACTCCTGATAACACAGAATACTGGGCAGAATTTCAAGGTCCACAAAATAAACTTTTATGTGATAACGGAAAGATTAATATTTCAACAACATTAGATGATATCAACATTGAAACACTCGGAGCAAATATCAATGTAGAAACAGATAAAACGGTTTTTATTGACGGACCAGATGCAGTACATTTAAACTTACCTGGCCCGGGTGCGTTTACAGCGATCGTTTCAAATGATGCGGCTCCGCCAACAAGTAGATTTGTTAAACACTTTGGTGTACATACTCACAATGAAAAAAGTACAAAAGCAGGTTGGGAAAAATATAATTATTACAATGCTGGAACATTTACATCAATGATTAAAAGAATTCCAACACATGAACCTTATGATTTCCATGAAGATCAAACTAAACTAACAAGTTCTAAAGAAGAAACGGATAGAGAGGTATAGTAAATAGTAGTATGGCTAGATATAACGACATCACAATTAAACCTAATAAAACCAACAAAGGTAACACTGGTCGAACTTCTCAAATATATAGAGGAATGAGCACTATTTCGGGTAATAGGAATCATAAGTTGTATGATATAGAACTAATCAAGCAAGATCTAGTTAATCATTTTCACATTAAAAAAGGTGAAAAAATTTACCAACCAAATGTTGGTACAATTATATGGGGTTTGTTGTTTGAACCATTTACAGAAAACGTTCGACAACAAATTGTTAGCGATATTATCGCTATTGTAGACGGTGATCCTCGCATACGTATAGATGCGATGGAAGTAGTAGAAAAGGATTATGGGATTCAGGTTTCCTGTGTGTTATCATTTGTTGAATATAACGTTAGCGAAGCATTGCGACTTAACTTTGATCGCTCTAACGCAAACTTCTAACAGAAATAATATACGCAGTTAATCAATCAAATAAATAATGTTATGGCCAGTAAAAATAGACAAAATTCGCTAATAGCGAACCAAGATTGGAGTAAAATTTATCGTGCATTTGCTGATGCAGATTTTGCTTCATATGACTTTCCTACCTTGCGTAGAACCATGATTAACTATCTGCGTAAGAATTATCCAGAAGATTTTAACGATTATATTGAATCAACTGAGTATTTGGCACTTATTGATTTAATTGCATTCTTGGGTCAAAGTTTATCATACAGATTTGATTTAAATGCTAGAGAAAATTTTATTGAATTAGCCGAAAAACGCAGTTCAGTTTTACGACTTGCAAGATTAGTAGGATACAATCCTAAACGTAATACATCTGCTTCAGGATTGTTAAAAATTATAGGAATACAAACAACTGAGAATGTTCAAGATAGTTTAGGAAATAATATTGGCAATAGAATTATTTCATGGAACGATGACACAAATACTAATTGGCTAGAGCAATTCACCGTAATAATGAATAGTGCCATGAACGGTACTACCGTGTTTGGTAAGCCAAATCAGTCTGGAGTTATTGACGGTATTACAACAGACATTTATAGGTTAAACACACAAAATATAGATGTTCCTTTATATGAATTTAGTAAAACCGTTGCTGGAAGAAACATGAATTTTGAAATTACAAGTTCTTACATAAAAGACAATGCCCTTTTAGAACAATCGCCACTTCCAGGATCAACATTGTCAATGGTCTACAAAAATGATAAACGAGGAAATAGTTCTCCTAATACAGGATTCTTTCTAAGATTTGTACAAGGGGAAATGCAAAATAGTAACTTTACTATTACAGACCCAAGTCCAAATGAAATCATTAATATCGATTCTCCTAACATAAATCAAACAGATGTATGGTTATGGGAACGTGATAGGGATAATAATTTAACAACTGAATGGACCAGTTTAAATTCAGTTTACGGAAGTAATGTAATTTACAATAGTATTAATAAAAACACAAGAACACTTTATAGTGTTAATACAAGAAACGATGATCAGATTAGTTTAAATTTTGCTGACGGAACCTTTGGTGATTTACCAAAAGGAAATTTTAGAACATACTTTAGATCATCAAACGGTTTAAGTTATACTATTAGACCTAATGACCTACAGAATATTGTTTTAACAATTCCATACTTTAGTAAGTCAGGACAAGGAAATACATTAACAATACAACTAGGTTTACAAACAACCGTTACTAATGCAACACGTTCTGAATCAACAGAAGATATTAGAACTAACGCTCCACAGGCATTCTATACACAAAATAGAATGATAACAGGAGAAGACTATAACGCTTATCCGTTGTCAGCAAGTAATAATGTTATTAAAGTAAAAGCAGTAAACAGAATTAGTTCAGGAATTTCAAGACAATTTGAAATTACAGATCCAACAGGAAAATATTCGTCAACAAACTTAATTGCCGATGATGGTATTTTATATAAAAACTATTTTGAAAATGATTTTACTTTTACTTGGCAAACAAGAAATGATATTTTAGGAATTATTAGAAATAGAGTTGAACCGGTTGTTGAAAGTTTACCAACAAAAGCATTTTATTTAGATAAGTTTCCGAGAGTACTTACAGGTGATATTAATATCGACTGGACCTTAGCAACTACAATTTCAAATGGTAGCACGGGTTATTTTCGTAATAATATTAATGGTGCGCCTATTACGGTAGGTAGTTTTACTAGTAATAATTTCCAGTATATTAAACCCGATACAATGATTAAGTTTACTCCGCCAGAAGGAAAATACTTTTTGCCAGACGGAACACTAACAGATACAAAAACTAAAAAAACAACAGATTACATTTGGACAAAAGTGGTTCAAGTCAGCGGCGATGGTTCTAATAGCGGTCGAGGTAACTTAGATGATGGAACAGGACCGATTGTATTAAGCGAAAATATACCTTCACTGGCGGTACCACAGGAATTAGTACCACCAATTGTTACTAATCTTCCTGTTGAATTAGAAACACAACTTGTTGATCTTGTGTTTAATTATAAAACATTTGGTATTCGTTACGATCAAGAAACACAAACTTGGAAAATTATTGTTAATGCAAACCTAAATACCAAAGATGATTTTAGTTTAGAGCGTCAAGGTGATACAACAGGTGCTAAAGCAGATAAGAGTTGGTTTGTATTATTTGAAACAGATGGAGAAACTTATTCCGTAACATATAGAGGATTAGATTATAGATTTGAAAGTGAAAATTTAATTCAATTTTTTGTTGACCTAGGAATTAAAAAGTTTGATAGTGAAACAGGATTGGTTATTAAAGATCAAATTAAGGTCCTTAAAGTCAACGAAGACCCTGTTTTAGATAGCATACTACAAAAAGATTATCAGTGGGAAATTGTAGGTAGTATTAGAAATACAGACGGATTCGAAGAAACAAATAGGGTTCGTATTAATTTTTATGACGGTGATGATGACGGAATGATCGACGATCCAGATTCATTTATTAATATTGTAAAACCTGATACAGAAGATAGTAGAGGTTATCTAACTAACTTTGTATTTTTTAGAACAACAACCGTTGAAGGTTACCAAGTAACAGAAAAAATTGATTCTAATAATTTTGTTATTTTTGATAGAGAAGCAAATGTTACAGATTTAGATCCTTATACAAATGGTCAACTATTTTATTTTTATAATGATTTAGAGGATGTTATTAAGGTTTACAATTCAACAACTGGTACATTAGATTTAGATACTAGTTATTTTGCTAGACCTGGAAGAGATAATATTAAATTCCAATATATTCATAATGCACAAAATGACAGACGTATCGATCCTAGTAAGACAAATATTATTGATATGTATGTTTTATCTAAAAACTATGACGATGAATTTAGAGCATACGTTAACGGCGTAGGAACATTGCCGGTAGCACCAACATCACAAAGTCTTAAACAGGAATTAGCACCGGTGCTTGATCCTGTAAAAAGTTTATCAGATGAAATTATATATCATTCTGTAAATTACAGACCTTTGTTTGGCGCTGATGCAGATACTTCATTACAAGCAACATTTAAAATTGTTAAAAATGATAACTCAACAATTAGTGATAACGAAATTAAAAGTAAAGTTATTACAGCGATAAATGATTTCTTTAATATTGAAAATTGGGACTTTGGAGATAGTTTTTATTTTACTGAACTAGCAACTTATATCCAACAAGAAACAGCACCTGATGTTGCTAACTTTGTTATTGTTCCTAGATCAAGCACACAAAGTTTTGGATCAATGTATCAGATAACAAGTAAAGCAGATGAAGTTTTCATTAGCACCGCTACCGTTGACAACATTGATATTATTGATCAAATTACAGCAACCAATCTTAAAGCAACTGGTAATGTTGTAACAGCAGTCGATAGTATTGGTAATATACAAGTTTCATCCTCTGCGAATAGCAGTGAGAACAATTATTAAACGGAGTGTTATAAATGGCATATAGTGAGAACGAAAGTACTCCTGTAAACATAGAAAATAAAGATAAGTTACGAAATAGTGCTGATCTGTTGCCTATGTTCTTCCGTACGGAAGCAAACAAAAAATTCTTAGGCAGTACTTTAGATTCTTTAATATCAACAGGAACTCTTGACAGAATTAATGGATTTGTTGGTGCAAGAAACACTGAAAATTCTAAAGCCACAGACACTTATGTTACAGAAATAACAGCAAATAGAAGGAGATATAATTTTTTACCTTCTGCTATTATTAAAGAACCTAAGGAAGATGTTTTCAAGTGGATAGCAACTTACGACGATTTAGTAAATCAAATTAAATTCTTTAATGGTAAAACAAACAATCATGAAAGATTATTCGAATCAGAATACTATGCATGGAACCCGTTATTTGATTTTGATAAATTTGTAAACTACAGACAATATTATTGGATGCCAGAAGGACCGTCTCCGGTTCTTGTTTCTGGTGACGCCGGTGGATCAATCAGTACATATAAAGTTACAAATGATGGACAAAATGCGTATGTGTTTACGCCAAACGGTTTTACTAAAAATCCAACGATAACTTTATATAGAGGTGCTACGTACAAACTTGAAATTGATGCGGAAGGTCATCCGTTTAATCTTAAAACAGCATTAACAACCGGTATCGGTGATCGTTATAGCACTGGGGTTACCAACAATGGAACTGATAAAGGCACTATTGAAATTACGGTGCCAATTGATGCCCCTGATAGAATTTATTATGCATGTCAATATCATCAGAACATGCAAGGTTATTTTGAAGTAAGAAATGCCAAAGATGATTTTAAAATTAATGTAGAAGAAGAAATTATTGGAAAATCAACCTTTACTAGTAAAAACAATGTTGAGTTTACTAATGGTATGCGTGTTCAATTTATCGGTGAAGTTCTTCCGTCAAAATATAAAAACAAGAATTTTTATGTCGAAGGTGTTGGAACAGAAATTAATTTAATTGACGAAAGTGAATTAAACACTCCAGAATCTTATTCTCAAAACCAAGATTATGAATTTGACGTTGATCCGTTTGATGATACTCCTTATGACGATACAGAAAATAGTCCATTAACGCCTGAGTATGTTACAATTAATAGAGCATCAATTGATAAAAATCCATGGTCAAGATATAACAGATGGGTTCATAAAGATGTAATCGAAAAAACAGCAGAATATAATCAAGCAACTCCGGTACTTGATGAAAACTACAGAGCCATCAGACCTATTTTAGAATTTAAAGCAAATATACAATTACACAATTTTGCTGTAACAGGACTACAAAATATTGATTTAATTGATACAAGCACCAAAGATGCAATGAGCAATGTTGAAGGATCGTTCGGTTACCATGTTGATGAAGTGCTTCTTAGAAAAGGAATGCTAATATCTTTTAATGCTGATCCGGATATTACCGTAAAAGGAAAAATTTTCGAAGTAGATTTTGTAGAATATAATGGAGTTGAGCGAGTTCATTTAATTGAAAAAACAACACCAACACAAGGTCAGGGTATTGTTGTTAAAGATGGAAGAAATAATCAAGGTTCTAGTTGGTATTTTGACGGATCGCAGTGGATTCGTGGACAACAAAAAACAACATTAAATCAATCACCTCTTTTTGAATTATACAATTCAGATGGTATTGCATTTTCCGATGAGGATAGATATCCTACAACAGATTTTGTGGGAAATGCTATTGCTAGTTATAAAAGAGGAACAGGCACAAACGATAGTGCATTAGGTTTTCCAATTTCTTATCAGAACATTAATAACGTTGGTGATATTACATTTAACTTTGATTGGGATGATTCCAAGTTTAGTTGGATTACAAACGATACAAAATATGATGTAGATACAGCAAGTGGTTTGGTAAAAATTAATAATGCAGACGCAACATCGACGTTTGTTAGCGGATGGCAAATAGTTGAAAACAAAACAACAGATCAACGTGTACAACAGATCTTAAATGTTATTGCTGAAACAAATACCCTAGAAGTTACTTGTATTGATACACCATGGAAATATGATCTAGATATTGTTGTTGAATATTCAGGAAAAATTTTAAAAGAAGTTACAGACTTTACAAAAGAAATTGATACCATTAGAGGATCATACAAATTAGTTTTTAATGAAAGTATTCCTGCAGATTCAAAAGTTACATTAAAAATTAAAACAGATCAAATACCTAACGATCAAGGATTTTATGAACCGCCTATTAACTTAACAAATAATGCAGAAAATAACGATCTTAAAACATTTACTTTAGGTAGCGTGACTGATCATTTTAGAACTATATTTTTAAATAATTCTAATTTAAAAGGCGAAGTTAATGGAATTAATAACTCTAGAGACTTACAGGATATTTTTAAAGACGGCTTACGTTATGTAAAACACAAAGGATCTTTATTACCATCGCTAGTTGGGTTAAACTTAGAAAGTGTTAATTTTATTAATGCAATTAGGAAGAATGCTAGTGATTATTCATTCTTCAAAGATAAATTTTTAGATAGGGTTAACCAAACTCCTTTAACAGGTGACGTTAAAGTCGATGTTGATAATATTTTATATTCACTAGGCGTTGATAAAACACCGTCAAGCAGTTACTTTTATAGTGACATGGCAGGATATGGTAAAAAAGTTAGCACTAGAACGTATACGGTAAAAACAGCAACGCAAAATGTTTTTGGTATTGATAGTGCATATACGCTTGAAGAAATAAGCGATCGTTCTGTTTATGTTTATTTGAATGACGAGCAGTTAATTGCACATGAAGATTACGAGTTTGATGGTATTGATAATACGGTAACAATCAAAAGAACATTAAAACAAGGTGACGTTGTTATCATTACGGATTATGACACAACAGGTAACGTTATTCCTAACACGCCAACAAAGTTAGGATTGTATCCAAAATATAAACCAGAAATTTATCTAGATGACACCTATGCAACGTCTCAGGAAGTATTACAAGGCCATGATGGGTCTATTACAAAAACCTACGGCGATGAACGCGATGCATTACTATTAGAATTTGAAAAGCGTATCTATAATAATATCAAGGTTGAATACAATAAAAATGTACTTGATGTTTTTGATGAAATACCTGGTTATTATAGAAAAACAAAATACACAGCAAGAGAACTTGATGAAGTATTAAGAAACGATTTCGGTCAATGGAAATCAATTTTTAATATTGATGCTGAAACAAATTCCACAACAGATTTAGAAAGTCCATTTAGTTACAATTATAATACGGTTGTAAATCTTGATAATAATCCTGTCCCAGGTTTCTGGAGAGGAATTTACAAACATTATTTTGATACAGATCGTCCGCATACCCATCCATGGGAAATGTTAGGAATGACAATAAAACCTACATGGTGGGATGATGTGTACGGCAAAGCACCTTACACAAATGGTAATAAAATTTTATGGAACGATCTTGAAGCAGGAAGAATTAAAGATCCTAACGGAACATATATTGACGAAACTTATGCGAGACCGGGATTAAGTAAAAACATTCCTGTTGACGAATACGGTGATTTAATTGATCCGTCAAGGGTCAATATTCTAAAAGGATTTAGTGTTGTTAATGTTAGAAATCCCTGGAAATATGGAGATCAAGGTCCTGCAGAAACAGCATGGAGAAAATCAAGTTGGTATCCATTTGCTTTACAAATTGCATTAGCACTTACTCGTCCTGCAAAATATTTTGGGTCATTATTTGATACAAATCAAAATGTAATTACAGCAAGTGGAAATTTAATTTACAAAGATAGCGGAAAAATTTTAAGTTTTCCAGAAGTAAAAGTCGACGGTCTATACTACAATAATATTAGATTTAAAGGAACAGGTTATCACGTAATGATAACAGACTTCCTAAAAGGATTAGGAAAAGATGTAAATGACAATTATTATAGTCAAATTACAAATACATCTATGAATTTAGCATATAAACTAGGCGGCTTTGCTAATAAAAAACGTTTACGTGTACTAGCAGAAAGTTCAAATCCTAATCGTGCAGATAATAGTGTTTTTCTTCCAGAAGAAAATTATACACTTGTTTTAAGAAAATCTAATCCTGTAGAAAGTGTTAGAATTAGTGGTATCATTGTTGAAAAAGCAACTGACGGATTTATCGTTCGAGGATATGATAAGTTAAGACCTTATTTTAATATTTTTCAACCGATTACTACTAAAAACGATTCTTCGATTAATGTCGGAGGGGAACAAGCAAAAACCGTACAATGGGATGAAGAAAAATTTTACGGTGTAGGACAGATTGTTGAATTTTCTGACAAGTATTATAGAGTAAAAGAAAGTCATACAAGTACAGCAACGTTTGATGGATCTAAATTTGCTAGTATACCAGAAGTTCCTACAAGCGGTGGCGCCGAAGTTATTAAAGCAACAAAGTTTGCTGAAAGAATAACAGAAGTTCAATATGGTACAAAATTTACAAGGGTACAAGAAGTATATGATGTTATTCGAGGTTATGGAAAATATTTAGAAAGTTTAGGCTTTGTTTTTGACAACTATCAAAAAGAAAGTCTTGAAATGCAAAACTGGGATCTAAGTGGAAAAGAATTTTTATTCTGGGTAACGCAAAAATGGGCAGAAGGAACGATTATTTCTTTGTCTCCGTTTGCAGAACAGATTGAATTTAATTACACAACAGGACAGGTAGATAATGTATTGAATAGTTTTTATGAATATAGTATTCTTACAGCAAACGGTACACCTATGCCTAAGGATAGTATTTCAACAATACGTTCAAAAGGAAAATTTTATCTAAGTCCTAAAGATACAGCAAGGGGTCTTTACTTTGCTGTACTTAATCTTGTTCAACATGAACATGTTATTGTATTTGATGATAGAAGTTCTTTTGGTGACGTGCTTTACGATCAAGAAGCAGGATATAGACAGAAGCGTATTAAACTTGTAGGGTTTAAAACAAGTGAATGGAACGGAGATTTTGTAACACCAGGATTTGTATTTGACGAGGCAGTAATACAAGATTGGAAGCCAGGATGGGATTATAATATTGGCGATGTTGTAAGATTTAAAAGTAAATTTTATAGTGCTTCTAAGTTTTTACCAGGAGAATCAGAGTTTGTTTACGAAGATTGGGTTTATATTGGTAATAAGCCTGTTGCAGAACTATTACCTAATTTAGATTATAAAGCATATAGTTACGAGGATTTTTATTCCTTAGAAAGTGAAAACTTTGATACAGAGGCAACAGAATTAGCACAACACTTAATTGGTTATCAAAAACGTGATTATCTAGATAATTTAATTATTGATGAAATAGCACAATACAAATTCTATCAAGGTTATATTAAAGAAAAAGGAACAAAAACCGCCATTGATAAAATACAACGTTTACAAATCGACGGTGTTCCGACAGATGTCGAAGTAGATTCTTTATGGGCGTTTAAAATTGGTAGTCTAGGAAGCAATTCAACTATTAAAGAACTTGAATTACCTCTTAATGAAAGATTAAATGTTGAAAATCCACAACCATACGAATTTGTTAACACAAAAGTATCGGGTTCAACATCTAGTAATGTTATTCAAGTGTTACCAAGAGAGTTAACGGTTAAGCCTGCAAACTATACCAGCAAACCGTGGCCTGTTTATAATTTTAATGAAGAAGGTGTTTCCTTAACATCAGTATTAAAACTTCCTTATGCAGGTTATGCAAGACTTGATGATGTTACAATGACATTATTTGATAAGTCAGAATTATCAACTAATACTCTTGTTCCTACATTAGATGAAGGTGATACTATTTGGGTAGCACGTGATGAAAAAGATACTTGGACAATATACAGATTATTAGTAAGTGATGCAAGATTAATAAATCCAGAAGATACTCCGGTTTCAATTGATAACGGAAATATAGTTCTACATACAAATATTCCTCATGGATTGGAGGAAGGAACTACGATTAGTATTAAGGATTTTGATAATCAAATTAATGGGGTTCATATTGTAACAAGTGTTCCTGATTTAGTATCATTTACAATAGCAACAGACTTATTAAGTATTAATCTAAACAATGATAGTGCAACAGGTACAATATTAGAATTTGTAAATGCTAGAGTTTCTACATCAAACGAAATAAACAATGTTAGAAACATTAGTGAATTTGCACCAGGATCTAAAATTTGGGCTGATAATGACACAGCAGGTAACTGGATTGTTTATGAAAAGACAAAAGCATTTGTAGAAAACGAATTCGGCGCACCAGCAACAAGCGACAGGATACGATATGGTCAAGTCATCAAGTATGCTAATCAAGGTAGAACAATTATTGTTGGTGCACCTGACTTTGGTGATGAAGGATCTGTAAACATTTTACGTAGAAAAACAAATACTTCAATTGCTACACTAGAACAAAATCAAGGTTACGCAATTAGTGATAATGCTAGTGATAATTTAGTATTGGGTGCGAGACCTAAGTTTGGATTTAGCATTGATGTTGACGCAACTGGCGATAGGATTATTGCAGGTGCACCATATGCATCTAATGTAAAACAAACGACCGATGTTACAAGGCCAAACTTTATCTATGCAGATATTGCTTCAAGTGCTTCGGCGTTTGAAAATCAAGGTATAGTAAAAGTTAGTAAGTATGACACAATTAGTAATTTATATGAAACAGAATATGTAATTGCTTCACAAAGTCCAGCAAGTAATGAAAGATTTGGTTATTCAGTTGTAATAGGAGAAAACAGAATTCATGTAGGTGCTCCTGGAGCAAATAACAATCAAGGTAAAGTTTATTCTTATATATTAGGAACAGCAACAGACGGAAGTACACTAGATTGGCAAGTTGCATCATTCCCAACAATTCAAGCACCTGAAACACTAAACAACGATGACGAGTTTGGATACTCAATGGTAATGAGTGATGATCAAGAAATACTTGTTATAAGTGCTCCAGGTAAAGATAGCGGAAGCGACCTTAATACAGGATCAGTCTATGTTTATAGACTTGTAGGAAACGAGTATGACTTAGTACAAACAATTAATACTAGCACAATAGGTGAATTAGCCGTAGGTGATAGATTAGGTACATCTTTATCAATTAGTAAAAAAGGCGAAACACTAGTTATTGGTGCACCATATGGCGACGATGTGGAATCAAATCAAGGCGAAGTTTACATATTTGAAAATACTTCAGATGAAAGTACAAAAGACATGTATACTTTTGTACAAAAAATAACAAGTCCAAAAGCAACCGGCGGTGAAAGTTTTGGGTCAACACTTGCTGTTAATCCAACAGGTACTTCTGTTGTAGTTGGAGCCGCTAGTGGTAAGAATGAAACAGAAACAACACTAGATGTTTATAAAGAAGCATACGATGATGCATTTACAAAATACGGAACAATATATGTAAATGATCCTGCTAGTGGAGAAAAAGATCAAGCAACGACATTTGATGCAGGATCCACAAAAATTATTGATAAAGTTGAAGGATCAGGAACTGCGTACACTTATACAAAATTAGGTGATTATTTTGTTTACGGACAAAAAATTAATAATAGTAATGCTGGACCAAATGATGAATTTGGTATGGGACTAGCATATAGTGAAACTAGCATATATGTTGGTGCACCGGGTGCTGATCCTGTGGAAGGAAGTTATACTGGATCATTATTTGTGTATCAAAAACAAGCCACAGCAGGATGGAACACATTAAGACAACAGGATGATTTAACTGATCCTTACAGCATCGGAAAAGCATTTACATATAGAACAGACAAACAAAGTGTTGTTGATTTCTTAGAAACGGTAGATCCTATAAAAGGAAAACTTCCATACATCGTTGAAAGTGAAATTACATATAAAAGTGAAAAGGATCCTGCTACATATACGACAACAAATAGAACAGACGTTAATGCTGATAGATTAACACATTGGACTGATCCACATGTTGGAGAGTTGTGGTGGGATTTAAGCACCGTAAGATTTATGTGGTATGAACAAGGCGATATAGAATATCGTTTAAACAATTGGGGATCAGCATTTCCTGGTTCACAAATTGACATTTATGAGTGGGTAGAAACAGATTTACTACCTAGCGAATGGAACGCTATTGCTGATTCAAACGAAGGAGTTACAGCAGGGTTCAGTGGTGTTACAAAATATGACGATAATACCTATGTGTTAAAAAGAGTTTATAATTCAGCAACAGGAAACTTTGTTAGCAGATACTACTACTGGGTAAAAAATAGTGTTATCATTCCTGATAATAATTATAATAGATCTTTACCAGCAAGAGAAATAGCAACAATCATTGCAAGTCCTCAAGCGTATGGTATTAAAAGTTTACAATTACTTTCTAAAGAAAGTTTTAGTTTAAGTAATATTAAAACTACACTTAGTGATGAAAGTGTAAGTCTATCTGTGCAATATAGAAATATTAAAACAGATATTCCGGAACATAACGAATGGTTGTTGGTTGGTGAAAATCAAAAAGATAAAATTGAATATCCATCAATTATCAACAAATTCTTTGATAGTTTAGTTGGATTTGATGATCAAGGTAATGCTGTGCCTGATCCAAATCTTCCACCACAAAAGAAATACGGTATTTCTACTAGACCAAGACAAAGTATGTTTGTTGATCGTTTAGGTGCTGTAACGGCCCTAATGAAATACACAAACGATTTGATGGCTAAGCATAGAATTGTTGATCAAAAAGACATTAGTGGTTTATTTGTTAGTGATCCACAACCAAATGAAGCCTCAGGAAAATATGATGTTAAGGTTGATGAAGTAGAAGATTTACAAACATTAAAAACACAAGATCTTGTACAAGCAACAGCAACAGCAAATATTGTTAATGGAAGAATTAAATCTGTAACAATTACAAATTCAGGATATGGATATAAAATTGCTCCTGAAGTTGAAGTTTCTGCTGAAGGATCAGGCGCTAAATTTAAATCAACGATTGATAGTGATGGTAGAGTTACTAACATCGAAGTCTTAAGAGAAGGACGTAATTATACATTTGGCAATATTCATATGCGTCCATTTAAAACTCTTGTTAATGCTGATTCAACGGCAGGCAATTATTGGACTATGTATGAATGGAGAGTTGCTGTTGGCGAGTGGGTAAGAACAAATACACAAACATTTGATTTAAATAGGTTCTGGGATTATGCAGATTATGTAGTTGACGGTTTTAATACTGATAGTATTGTAAACTTTAAAATTTCAGCACCTTATAAATTAGATACAATTAAACCTGTAACTGGAGATCTAGTACAGATAGATAATGCTGGTGACGGTAATACTATCATTCTTAAACGTGTTGAGTCTAATGGTACATGGAACGAAGAATATGATATTATGTATAAAGCAAATAGTACTATTAGATTTAATAATAATCTTTTTGACTATTCAGGTTTAAATTTTGGTTTTGCAGGCGAAGAAACGTTTGATCAAAACTTATTTGATGAGCAACCTAACGAAGAAACAAGATTAATTCTTAATGTTTTAAACAATAGTATTTTTGTAGATGATTTAAAATATGCCTGGAATGAAATGTTCTTTATAGGATTAAGATATGCTATTGAAGAACAAAGTTTTGTTGATTGGGCATTTAAGACCAGTTTAATTGATGTTAAAAACAATCTTGGAGGTTTCTCAAGAAAAGTAAATTACAATATTCAAGATCCAAGTTTCTTACAACAATATATCGATGAAGTTAAACCTTATTCAAGCACTTTAAGAGAATATGTAATTGGATATGATAATTTAGAAAACAACCCAATAGGAACTACTGACTTTGATTTACCTAGTTTCTTTGATGAAACAACTAAAAAATGGACGGTTGTTAACGAAAATAGTGATTTGGTTACAGAACAACCTTATGTTCATTGGTTTGACAATTACAAATACAACGTAGCAAGAATCGAAATCAGTGATCCGGGCGAAGGATATACAGAAGCACCTATTGTTGTTATCAGTGGTGGTAGAGAAGATAAACCTAAAATAGTTCAAACCACTCCGTTTAGAGATATCGTAACAACGGATTATGATAATTTGTATTTTTATGTGGATAGCACAGGTATTCCAGATCATTCATTTGTACAAACAAATGTTGAAAGACAAAATTTTGTTTTCCAAATTCCGAGATTTCCTGCGGTACCAACAACTAAAACAGAAACTCCATTAGGACCGATTGGTGTTGCTATAAATGGTGTTGCAATTTTTAATGCTAAAGCGGCAGAAACCGAAGTCCTTAATGGTACAACGTACACAATTAATGCAGTTGAAAGTCATGAGGAATTAGGTATTGATGACGGCAGTGGACATCCTCAAGAAGATGGAATATATCATTATCATAGCGATCCTATTAAGGTGTATGATAAAAATTCGTCT